TGTAAAAGGTGTACAGTGGTCTGATAAAACTGAAAAGAAAAATGAAAATGGGAAAATCAGCATTGCACGATATGCGTCTGTGACGTTTCCTGTCGGGACTTACAATGGCTTATCACTTAATTCCTATAATGAGGAGGATTGCCTTGTATATGGGGAAGTTGAGGACGTTGTAGAGGATGTCAAAGGGCAAAGGATTTCTGATCTGATGAAGAGATATCCAAAATCAGGAACGATACAGTCTGTAAACGATAATTCCAATCGGGATTTTTGCAAAAATATTAAGGTGGTGGTGGTGTAATGCCTAATATGTTTAAATTTATCTGCGATATTCCTACTGTGATAAAGCGGCGAGGACTTGAAGATAACGGAAAAGTTCAACAGTTTATTGATTCAGAATGCCTTCGACTGTGTGAACCCAAAGTGCCAAAGAGGGAGAACATTCTGATTGAATCAGGGCATATAAACACTCATATCGGAAGTGGACAGATTAAGTACCGTACACCATACGCCAGGCGGTGGTATTATATGCCAGCAAATTTCCACGAAGCACCAGAGCGTGGAAATTATTGGTTTGATAGGATGAAGCAGCAATATAAAAATCAAATTCTTGAAGGTGCAAAGAAAATTGCAAGTGGAGGTTGATATGACTATTTCACAATATATTGTAAAATTGCTTAGCAATTATGATGGTTTATCAATTGATATGAACCATGTAGCAGACGTCTCCGATCAGTATGGTCTTTTTAAGTCACCATCAAGAGATTTAAAGGAAATGACAGACGGAAGTTGCGAGATCACAGAATATTATAATTTTATCGCACGCCAGTCAACCGGATCAAGATCAGAGAGGAAAGAATCTGATGAATGGTTAGAAGATCTAACATATTGGGCAGATGATTTCGCTTACACATATGCATTTCCAGCACTTGATAAAAATAGAATGGTGACCGGATTTTCCATTACCGGGAATCCATATCCGATGGAAGCAAGTGACAAAGATACATTATATCAGATGTCATTGTCCATCACTTATTTACGAGAAAGAGAGGTATCATAAGGTCAGGATTAACAAGATTAAAAAAACATAGAACTATTCCATTTTTGAACACCGCCGAGACATCGGCATTAACACCTTCGTGGGCGAGAATTGGAAAATCCACAGTATTTGACTTGGTTTTGAACGCACAGACCGAGGATAATGATTTTATTGAGGATGAAATCCCAACAACAGATATTAAATACTACAAAC